TGCGACTATGAAGCAGCGTGCTGACCAGATTCAGGGTAACCTCGGATCACTGGAGCAGGCATGGAAATGGTTGGGTGATGCCGCGAAAGGTGCCTGGGATGCCATGCTTGATATAGGTCGTGAAAAATCTATAGAGCAAAAAATAGCAGAAGCTCAGGACGAACTGGGTAGGGCGCAAAAGTCACTTTCTGATTTAAGTGCCGGACAATCAAAATATGCTGGGCCATATGGAGCATGGAAGTCTAGCGACCTTTCCATGCTTCAAAAGGGGGTCGATGCTGCTAAAGCGCGACTAGCTTCATTGCAGTCCGAGAAAATGGCTCAGGACGCCATTAATGAATCCTATGACCCATACCTTAAAAAACAGCAGGAAGGGATAAAACTACAGCAGAAGGCTGATGCCTTTTCTCAGAAATATCAGACACGGCAGCAGCAACGTGCTAAAGAGTTGGCTGAGCTATCCAAGTATCGCGGGAAATATACTCAAGAAGAATATGACAGAATATATTCTGAAATAAATGACCGCTACAAAGACCCGAAATCACCCAAGACGCCAAAGGGTAAAGCATATACCGAGGACGCGGCAACCCGGCTGCTTGATCAAATAAACCAGCAGACAGCTGCCATGCAGTACCAACTGGATGCCAGCGATAAGCTAAGTAGCGCAACCCAGGCGCGGGTTAAGTTCGAACAGCAGATCGCAGAGCTTAAGTCTAAAACGCAGCTAACCGCCGACCAGAAGTCGATTCTTTCCCGTTCAGATGAAATCCTCCAAGCGTATAAGCAGCAGGAGGCACTGCAAAACTCCGTAAAAACCCTGGATGATTACCGGAAAATGCAGGAACAGGTAAAGACGAAGGATGAGCGGACCAACGATCTGCTTAAAACCCGTCTTGAAGTGCTGGAGAAAGCCAAAGCAACCGGGCAACTAAAACCCGGTGAATATGAAAAAACACGGGCAGATATTTATCAAAACACCGATATGCAACTGCCCTCGACGGTTCGTAATGTTGTGGGTAATACCACGCCAACTGGCGGCCAACTGTCAGGAACATTCGGAGGAATGCAGCAGCAATATAGCCAACTCGATCAGGCACAAAAAGATCTGGATGCCTGGCTTTCCCGGCAGGAAGAGGCTTACGCAAAAGCCGGTGTTATCACAGCTGAGGGCGAAGCGAGAATGCAAAAAACTCGCGCCGATGCTGCTAACGCTGCTGCGGTTATAGAGGCCCAAAAAAACGCCATCATTACCAGCACTACGCAAAGCATGATGGACAGTGGATTAAGTATTCTGGCTGATGGTTTTGGTCAGCAATCCGGCATCTACAAAGCAGCGTTCGCAGCCAGTAAAGCCTATGCGATCGCACAGTCTATGGTGGCAATCAATGCGGGTATCGCCCAGGCCGCAAGTCTGCCCTTCCCGTCAAATTTGATGGCTATGGCAACGGTTGCTATGGAGACCGCCAATATCGTCTCAAACATAAAAGCGGTTGCTGATACTGGCTTTGCCTCTGGCGGCTATACCGGCCCCGGCGGTAAGTATCAGCCCGCAGGTATTGTTCATAAAGGAGAGTACGTCTTTGACCAGGCGTCAACGAACCGGATCGGCGTGTCTCAGCTTGAGGCACTTCGAAATGGCCAACCGCTAGATGCAACTCTGGGGCGTACAGGGTTTGGTACAGGTGTTCAGAACGTTAACAGCGACAACAGCAGCAAGACCACCATCCATGCTCCCATTGAGCAGCATTTCCATACCCCGCCCGGTGTGACACCTGATCAGATGGCTCTCTCCATGGCTCAAACGCAGAAGCGGGCGACAACGGAAGCCCTTGATCAGGTTGCTGCGCAAGTGTTGAGAGGAGATGGGAAAGTTGGTAAGGCAATGCGCAGTAAATATCCAAGCAGAGGGTTAGAATGATGACTGATATCTACTACCCGCATGACAGTCTTCCGATGCCATTACAGGAAGGATACGGATTCCAGCCTGTAAGCCCGTTAAAACGAACCCAGTTAACCACCGGCCGCGCGCGGCAAAGGCGAGCTTATACGTCCACACCGACGCAGGCCAGCATCACCTGGTTTATGGAAACCGATGCGCAGGGACTGGCGTTTGAGTCCTGGTTCCGTGATGCGTTATCTGACGGGACTGCATGGTTCATGATGAAGTTGCAGACGCCGGCAGGCATTAAGTTTTACAAATGCCGTTTTACAGATATTTATCAGGGACCGGTACTGGTGGCCCCGATTTACTGGAAGTACACAGCGACGCTTGAATTATGGGAACGCCCCCTTGCTCCTGCCCCATGGGGTAATTACCCGGAATGGATCGTCGGCAGCTCACTGCTGGATATTGCGCTGAATAAGGAGTGGCCGAAGCATGACGCAGATTAAACGCCTCTACGCCAGCAGCGGACCGGAGGTGATCATTGAAACGCTGCAGATCACCATTGGCTCTGATGTTCACTACCTTTGCCAGGGTTACGACAACATCACGGCAACGACGGAGAACGGCGATACCGTAACGTTTACCGCCTGTGCGATAGACATTGCGCTGCCGGCGCGCAATGCGGACGGTACGCAAGATTTGAAATTTGCCTTGTGCAATATCGATGGTGTTGTGTCCACGGCGATCCGCAATGCGCTGGCTAACCGTCTGTCTGCATTTCTGACGTACCGGCGTTATATCTCCACTGATTTAGCGGCCCCTGCGGAAGTGCCGTATACGCTGAAAATCAAGTCGGGCTCTTGGACGGCGACAGAGGTGCAGATCACTGCGGGCTACATGAATATCCTCGATACCGCCTGGCCGCGATACCGCTACACGCTCCCTGTATTCCCCGGACTGCGTTATATCAGCTAAGGAATCCAAATGTTTAACCCTGATAAATACCGTTCAGTCACCTGGCTGAAGGGCGGGCGCGTATACCCGCAACTCGACTGTTTCGGCATTGTGAACGAGATACGCCGCGACCTGAATTTACCCGTCTGGCCCGATTTTGCAGGGGTCACCAAAGACGACGGCGGCCTCGACCGGGAAGCGCGCAGGATGATGCTTACCCTTGAGCGCTGCGAACCCTGCGAAGGGGCCGGGGTGGCCTGTTATTCCGGGTCGACTGTCACCCACGTAGGGATCGTGGTCAGTATCGGTGGTCTGTTGCATGTGGCGGAATGCAACCCGGGTACGAACGTCACCTTTCTGCCGTTGCCGCGGTTTAAGCGCCGATTTGTCAAAGTGGAGTTCTGGCAATGACCATTCGTTTTTACCCGTCCCGGCTTCCCGGTGAACCACTCGAAACGCATGAGCATGGTGTAACCAGTATTCGCAGCTGGCTGGTGGCAAATGTTGAAGGCTACGAGGATCGGGATGTCCCACCGCTGACCGTTGAGGTTGAGGGGCAGTCAATTCCGCCAGGCGACTGGGCTATTTTCGTGATCCACCCTGATAGTGATGTCCGGCTTTATCCGGTGCCTTTCGGGCTTGAGGCCGCGACAATTGCCTGGATAGGAGTGGGCATTGCCGTCGCATCTGCGGCTTATTCATTGTTCATGATGAGTAACATTGATGCCGGCGGTTATACGTCATCCACAGGTCGAAGCCTCGACCTGAACCCCGCTAAAGCAAACAGCGCGAAACTGGGTGATGCGATTCGTGAAGTTTTTGGGCGCGTGCGTATTTATCCGGATTATGTCGTGCAGCCGGTTACCCGGTTTGATGCCGCCGATCCTACGAAAATGCGCGTCCAGATGCTGCTGTGTCTCGGTGTCGGTGATCTGATTTATACCAATGGCGATATCAGGGTTGGAAGTACGCCAGCTTCAACGCTACCGGGATTCACCAGCACCCATTACCCGCCAGGCGTGGACGTTTCCGGTGATGAGCGCAGCGAAAACTGGGTCAACTCCACCGAAGTGGGCGGGACGTCATCCGGCACCGGGCTGGATATGGCCCAGACGTCGCCGGACGCAGACGACATTATCGCAGACAGCATGACCGTATCCGGTTCGAGAGTGACGTTTACGGGGCTGGATACGGATGATGATGACGATAATGACGAGAACGATAACGCACTGCCGCCCAGCTGGGTCGCTGGCGCCGTGGTCGAACTTAAAGCCCCGGCGAACTACCAGATCACCACGGCGGCCGGATACAGCGTTATCGCAAGCCCGCTGCTGACGGAGATCGCGCCGGTAGTAGGTATGCCGGTGACGCTGGGGTTTAACTCTGTCGATT